CCCCCCGGCCCCTTGCCCCCGGTCCCCCCCCCCCCCCCCCCCCTCTCTTTCAGAGAGAAGTCAAAAAAAAAAAAAAACTGACTAAATAAGGAAAACAAGGGAGAGGAAAGAAGGGGAAGGAAAGCCGAAAGAGACTGAAAGGAAAGGGGGAAAGGACCGCACTCGGGAAGGGGAAAGAGAGGGGAGGGGAAAGGACCATACATTATGCCGGGCATATAGACCATACCGGAAGCTGGGCCTTGGGCGCGCCCGGACGCGGGCTGGGATATGGGCGGATACCCGCCCGGACATGTGTATATTTTGAGGTCAAATCAGGAAAACCCATGAGGGTTGCGCGAGGGCTAACTGGGATTTTAATGGGAAGGCAACGAGGAACACATAGGGGAATGTAAGGCGAGATGGAATGGGATTAGGCCATTGGGGGCGCGCGGGATCATGGTGGGGCGCGGGTATGGGGTGGCATGGGGGCAAAGCGCGCGTGGGTGGCACCGTGGGTGGCGATCATGCCCACAAGGCGATAACCACACCCCCGCCCGATCATGCCCGCTCACGCCCCATTCCACGCGGTATGGCTCCGAGGCCCAAAACAGAAAAAGGGGGCGCAAGCCCCCAATTTCCCCTTCATGTTCGGGCTGGTTAAAGCCCAAGTTCCTCCAGCGTGGTCTCGCTTTCTGGTTCGGCGAAGAAGTCTTGCGCTTCTTGCATGTAATCCCTTCCGCCGTTGGCCAGTTCCCGTTCCATAAATTCCCGCACCTTTGCGTCGATCCAAGTGAACTTCGTGTCCTTTTCCGTGAAGTATGCCGCGACCACGGGAACCACCGCAAGCGCCGCGATCTTATGCATCTTCGTCGCGTCCAGTTTGTTCGCCCGCGCAAACCGGATCATTAATTCCGCCTTGGCTTCAGTCATCGCGCGCTTGGCCACGGGGTCAACAGTGCTTCCACCACCCGTCCCGCGCACGGGCTTTTCAAGTGCCTTGCCGCTGTGCGCAATCGCAAGCTCTTCCCGATATTGTTCCAGTTTGACGTTGGGTTCAAGCCCGGCCAGTTGATCGTTCCAGTACCGCTGCACCCCTTTGCGCATGATCGCGTCAAGGTAGCTTTGATCCATCTTGGCTACATCAACCAACAGGGTCTCGCCCGCACACTTAACTTCAAACTTCGCATCCGTGATCGTGAGTGTATGTGACATTATATTTCACCTTTCGGGTATCGGGTCCGGCACCATTGCCTCGCCACACCCCAAAGATGGGGCTTGCCTCCGCCAATGTAAATCCCTTCGGCCAAACAACGCAAGATTATTGCTCAAGTATTTTCCCATGCGCACTACCGCCACCACTCGCCATGCGCACCGCCTTGCCACCCAAAACTCTCCCGCCCTAGGGGGTGGGGTTCGCTGAGGGGGGCCGGCATCGCGTGGGGGGAGGCCCCAGAAATTAGTTGAGTGGGTTTTTAGGGTATGGCTCCCTGCTTTATAGAAATAGTTGAGGATAGCTTTACGATATGGTCCCTATGCCTAGCATAAGAGCCAGCTCCTGCGCGCGCGGAAAACAGCTTGCGCCCGTGGGCGTTCCCGCATATACTTGGGCCGAACAGGAGGCAGACACTCATGGACGGCATCGACTTCAACTCCCTCGGCCTGCGCACCACCGGGCGCGCGAAGACGCTGGTGTTCAACCTTTCGCGGGAACTGAACGAGGGCGACCTGGCGCTGCTGGAGGAGCCTCGCGCCGCGAAGGCCCCGGAGATTAAGAAACTGCGGGAGCGCCACCACGCACTGGCGAAGTTCATCGCGCAAGGGATTCGTCCAGGCGATGCGGGGCTGATGTGTGGGTACAGTGGCTCCCGCGTCAGCATCCTTCAGGCGGATCGGGCGTTTCAGGAACTCGTCGTATTCTACCGCGACGCAGGGAATGAACGCTACCTCGAGCACAAGGTGGCGCTGTCGGAACTCGGCCTTGACGCGGTTGAGGAAATCCGGGAGCGGATGGAAGAAAACCCGGAGGACGTTTCCCTCGGGCAGTTGATGGAGATCGCGAAGCTTGCGCTGGACCGGAGTGGCTTCGGCCCGAGTTCGACCTCCGAGGTAAAAGTGAACATCGGCCTCGCGGACCGGATGACTGCGGCGCGGAAACGGATCGCGGAACTGCGCGACATAACCCCGATTGAAGGAGACTCGATCAGTGACTAGCAAAACCAAACCGGCGGTATCCTACGCTGCGCTCACCAAAAGTGACAGCACCGTGTACTCCCCGCCCTACCGTGCACTCTACGTCGGCGGGGATGGGAATGTAGTCCTCGTGGCCGCGGACGGTTCCACCGCAACCTTCACCGGGCTGGTGGCCGGAACCATCCTCCCAGTGGAGTTCGTTCAGCTCATGTCCACTGACACCACGGCCACCGCCCTGGTCGGGTTGCTTTAACCCATGTCCGAGTACGACGACCTCCTCGAGTCCCTGGCTCAGTTCTCCAACGATCCCCTCGGGTTTGTGCTTTTCGCATACCCTTGGGGCGAGCCAGGGGAACTCGAGGACTACTCCGGCCCCGAGCCCTGGCAGGTAGACATCCTAACCGAACTCGGCCACGGGATCATCTCCATCGAGCAGGCGATCGCCAAGGCGCGGTTGGTTTCCGAGGACGTGGAGTCCTCCCCGATCCAACTCGCCCGCACTTCCGGCCACGGGATCGGGAAGTCCGCGTTGGTCAGTTGGGTTCTCGACTGGGCGCAATCCACTATGGAGGACACCAAGGGCGTCGTCACCGCGAATACAGAGAACCAGTTGAAAACCAAAACCTGGGCCGAGATGTCGAAATGGCACCGGCTTTCCATCACAAAATCTCTATTCCGCATGACCGCCACCGCCCGGTTCTCCATCGACCCTGACCACGAAAAGACCTGGCGGATCGACATGGTTCCGTGGAGCGAGAAGAACATGGAAGCCTTCGCCGGGCTGCACAACAAAGGCCGCCGAATCATTATCGTGTTCGACGAGGCCTCCGCCATCGCGGACCCGATCTGGGAAACCACCGAGGGCGCGCTGACCGACAAGAACACGCAGATCATCTGGTGTTGCTTCGGCAACCCGACCAAGAACTCCGGGCGGTTCCGCGAGTGTTTCGCCGGGGGTAAGTTCGAGCACCGTTGGGCTAGCGCGGCGATCGACTCCCGTGAGGTCTCGATCACCAACAAAGGCCAGTTGCAGAAGTGGATTGACGACTACGGCGACGATCACGATTTCGTCCGGGTTCGCGTTAAGGGTCAGTTCCCGCGCACCGACGCCACAAGTTTCATCTCCCTTGAGCTGGCCCGCGAAGCCACGCTCCGGGAGCTCCCCGAAGGCAACGAGGCTCCGGTAGTCCTCGGCGTCGATGTAGCCCGTTTCGGCGACGACAGTTCCGTGATCTACCCTCGCCGTGGCCGGGACGCCCGTTCTCTCCAGCCCAGGGTCTATCGCGGCCTCAGCACCCTGCAGTTGGCCAATCGCGTCTACGACATGTATATGGAACTCCAAGCCAGTTCCGTTTTCGTCGATGGCGGCGGAGTCGGTGGCGGCGTGGTGGACCAACTCCAGTCCCTCGGCGTCCCCGTATTCGAGGTACAGTTCGGCGGGCGCAGCGACAATACCTCCCCGGATGACCCGCAGGCGAAGTACCTGAACAAGCGCGCCGAAATCTGGGGCGCGATGCGTGCGTGGCTGAAAAAAGGCTGCATCCCCGAGTCCGTCCCACTGGTCGAGAACGCTTTCACCGAGGAACTCTCCGGCCCGACTTACACCTACTCCCGCGAGGACTACCTCCAACTCGAGTCCAAGCGCGACCTGCGTCGCCGAGGTATTCCGTCCCCGGACCTTTCCGACGCCCTCGCCTGCACGTTCGCCTACCCCAGCCTCGAACATTCCTTCGGCCTTTCCGCCGAGACTTATAGTGATGATAACCGCCAGGAGAACTCCTATGCCTAAAGCGCCGAAAGCAGTTTCCTACCCCACCACCCCGACCTCCGCGAACTATCTTTCCCGCGGGGGCTTCCGTGCTGCTGGGATGGGCCAACGCCCCAACAAACTCATCAACCCCATGGTCGGCTTTTCCCAGAGCACCGTGGGCCAACCTTCACTTCTCGGCGGAGCGTAAACCATGTCCACGGCAACCGTAACCGAAGAACGCCTGCGGAAGCACAAGCGCCTGCTCCAGGCGATGGATGCGGAACGCCGCAACTGGTTTCCCCATTGGCGCGAGCTAAGCGATTATTTCCTCCCCCGCCGTTACCCCTGGCTTCTAACCCAACGCGAAGTCCGCACAGCTGATCGCCGCAACCGGAAGCTTCTCGACTCCACGTCGATTCTCGCAGTCCGCACCCTGGCCTCCGGGATGATGAACGGTGTGACCTCTCCCGCCCGCCCGTGGGTCCGCCTGCGCATTGCGGGGTTCGATGAAGAAAGCACCAACTACGCGGCTAACCTTTGGGTCGAGGAGACCCTCCGCCGGATCATGTTGATCCTGTCCGAAAGCAACTTCTACAACTCCATGGCAGTCCTATACCTCGAGTGGTGTACCTTCGGCACCGCTTCCCTCGCCATCTACGAGGACTTCGACGACGTTCTCCGCTGCTACAACTTCGCCCTCGGGGAGTTCTACCTCACCCAAGACGAAACCCAGCGAGTCAACCGCCACGGGCGCCGCTTCGTCCGGACGGTGGAACAAGTCGTCGGGGAGTTCGGCATCGACAATGTAAGCGAGCAGGTCCGACTGGACTACAACCGCGGCGACGAGGCCTTGTTGAAGGAAGTTGAAATCGGCCACCTGATCGAGGTCAACCCCGACGATGGACTGCTTTCCGGCCCCGCCGGTTGGCGCGAGGTCTACTGGGAGGTTTCCGGCCAGGAACTTAAGTACCTTGCGGTCAAGCCGATGTACGAGTGGCCCTGCGTTACGCCCCGCTGGGAACTTCAGGGCAACGATAGCTACGGCACCTCCCCTGCGATGGACGCCCTGGGCGACGTGATTGAACTCCAAGACATCCTGCAAAAACGTGGCGGCGGTCTGGCGAAGATGGTCAGCCCTCCCCTCATCGTGGACCAACAACTGCGGAACCGGCCCAAGGCCCTCGGCGCCAACGGCATCACCTACGCCGCTACCTCATCCCAAAACTTCGGGGCCAAGCCCGCGTATTCCGTGCAGTTACCTTTCCAAGAACTCGCCAACGACATCCTGCAGCTTCAACAGCGCATCCGCGAGACCTGCCACAATAACCTATTCAACATGATCTCGCAGTTGGAAACCGTGCGCTCCGCCACCGAGATCGACGCCCGGCGTGAGGAAAAACTAATCCACCTCGGCCCGGTCCTCGAGCGCTTCTACAACGAGGGCCTCGACCCAGCTCTCAAGCGTGTGTTCGGCATCGCGCAGCGCGCAGGGCTTTTGCCCGAACCGCCGCCGGAACTGGTCGACTCGCAAATTGAAGTCCAGTACGTTTCGATCCTCTCTGACGCGCAGAAGGCCTCGGGCACCATCGCCATCGAGCGGTTCTTGCAAATGTCCGGGCAGCTCCTCGGCGTCTACCCCGACACCCAAGGTATTCCGAACGTCGAGGAACTCCTCCGCGAATACGCCGAAAGCATCGGGATCAAACCCAAGGGCCTGCACTCCCGCGAGGAAGTCGCGCAGTCCATGGCGGCGAAGCAGCAGCAGGAACAACTGGCGCAAACCGCGGGCATCGGGCAACAGCTGGCCCAGGGCGCGAAGGTCCTCAGTGACGCGGATATTGGCGGCGGGCAGAACGCACTGCAGGCAATGATGGGCTAGATTTCTGTTGCGGCGGAAAGGGAAGTGTGGTAACGTGTGGGAGAAGGGAGTAAGGTATGGCTGTGGAACTGAAAACCGCTGAACAATGGGCAGAGTACGACACCACCCGTGTCCGCGAGGGAGTACGGGAAATCGCCCGCTCGCCCAATCTCCGGTTCTTCCTCCGCAGTATGCTGAACGCTTTTGGCGCCAACCAAACTCCCTTCGCACTCAACCCCGCCGAGTGTGCTCGTCTCTGCGGCCGCCACGAGGCCGCAATGGACATCATCGCCACGATCCTCGAACACGAGGCAAACCTTTACCCCGCTTTGATCCTGGAGGACCAGAATGAACAGTCTGATCGCGCGTCTGCGCAATAGTGCAGTATACCAAGCCCCGAACGAAACCGGCGCCACCCCTGCGCCCGTTGAATCAACTCCCCCCGCAGGCGACACCAAGCCCGCGGGCGACCAGTCCCTTCTCTCTGTCGCGGGTGCGGACGAGAAGGTGGGCGGTGAAGAAAAGGACGGAACTCCTCCCCCGGCTGAACCCTTCACCGCCCTGCTACCCGACGCATTGAAATTCCCCGAGGGGGTAGAGGTTATTCCGGAAACGGTAACTTCCTTCCTCGAGATCATGAATGACCAAACTCTGTCCCGCGCAGACTTGGCACAGAAACTGGTTGACCTGCAACTTTCAGAGTCCGGAAAGGCGAACGAGGCCGCGATGACTGCGGCTCAATCGCTTTGGACTGAAACCCAGGACCAGTGGCGGGCGGAAGCGAAAGCACTGCCGGAACTCGGCGGCGCCAACCTCGACAAAACGCTTTCCGCAATCAAGAAAGGTCTGGACACCATCGGCGCCGACAAAGCGTTCTTTGATGCGATGGACCTGACTGGGGCGGGTAATCACCCCGCAGTCATTCGCGTCCTCTACGCAGCAACCAAACACCTGCAGGAAGGCGCTCCCATCGGGGGCACCCCTCCCAAAGGTCCAATCTCAAAAGCCGATGTCCTATTCGGCGGCACAAAGGAATAAACTACCATGAGCACGCTTGGCGCTACGAACCCCACCCTGCTCGATGTCACGAAGGCTATGGCCCCTGGGGGCTCCATCGACATCGTTGCAGAAATTCTGAACGAAACCAACGAAATCCTCGACGACATGACGATGATCGAGGGCAACCTTCCCACCGGCCACCGGACCACTGTTCGCACCGGCATCCCGGCCCCCACCTGGCGCCAACTCTACGGCGGCGTCCAGCCCACGAAATCGACCCGTGCGCAGATCACGGACTCGTGTGGTATGCTCGAGGCCTACGCTGAAATCGACAAAGCCCTTGCCGACCTGAATGGCAACTCGGCGGCGTTCCGACTCAGCGAAGATCGCGCGCACATCGAGGGTATGTCGCAAGAGGCCGCGGCCACGGTGTTCCAGGGCGACGAAAGTCTGAACCCCGAGCGCTTCACCGGGCTGAACAAACGGTTCAACTCCTCCACTGCCGAGAACGGCCAGAACATCATCAAAGGTGGCAGCGCCGACACTGACAACGCCTCGATCTGGCTGGTCGGCTGGGGTCCGAACTCCGTCCACGGGATTTATCCCAAAGGTTCCATGGGCGGTCTCCACATGGAGGACAAGGGCCAGGTTACTATCGAAAACGCCGATGGCAGTAATGGCCGAATGGAAGCCTACCGTTCGCACTATCGCTGGGACTTGGGCCTCACCGTCCGTGACTGGCGCTATGTTGTTCGCATCCCGAACATCGAGCGGAGCGCACTGAAAGCCGACGCATCCTCGGGCGCGAACCTCCCGGAACTGATGTTCCAGGCCACGGAACTGGTGCCGAACCTTTCCGGCGCTCGCTTCGCGTTCTACATGGACCGCAGCATCCGCACGAAAGTTCGCCAACAGCTGGCGGCGGGCGTGTCGGGTTCGACCCTGACGGTTGAAGATGTCGGTGGTAAACGCGTGATGTCGTTCGACAGTATCCCCATGCGCCGCGTCGATGCCCTGAGCGCCGACGAAGCCCTGGTCAGCTAATCGTTGGGCCTCCCGGTCCAACTTCAACCTCAAAGGAACGGAACATGATTACCGATCGACTGAACACTTTCTGCAAAGCCACGGCGCTCAACACCGGCGCCGCTGGCAGTTACCTTATCGGTGACGTTATCGACCTCGGCGATGAACGTGACATCGGGCAGGGCGAACCCCTGTACCTTGTCATCCAGGTGGATACCCTTGCGACCTCCGGCAGCACAGCCACTGGTACGTTCTCTCTGTGCTCGGACGCCCAAGAAGCCATAGCTGTCAACGGCTCGCAGACCACGCACTTGGTCTCCCCGACCTTCGCGGTAGCCGCGATGACTGCCGGGAAGTCCATCCTTGTCGCGGTGCTTCCGCGCGAAGGCAACGCCTATGAGCGTTATCTCGGCATCGTGCAGACCACCGCCAGCGCTGCGTTCACCGCAGGGAAGATCGACGCCTTCCTTACGATGGACCCGGCTGGGTGGAAAGCCTACGCTGACGGGGACAACTGATGACCAGCCCAGTCAAAACCGCGGAGTACAAGCTTCGCCGTAAGTACTGGGATGGCCAACGTATCCACGGGGTTGGGGAGGTTCTCTCCTTCCCTGTGGGTAAGGCTCCCAGGACCGCAGAACTGGTTGCAGTGGAAACCCCCACTCCGCCGCAACTGCCGAAGGCCACGAAATAAGGAACGCTTGTCATGGCAGATAGTGTTATAGAACTCTGGAACTTGGCACTATCTGCCGCCGGTGGTCGGGGCACGATTTCCTCGGAAACCGAGACTGGCAGGGAAGCGGACCTTTGCAGGCTTTGGTATCCCCTCATCCGGGACACGGTACTGAAGTCTGCGTCGTGGCCTTCGATCAAAAGCTACGCTCGGTTGGCATTGCTTTCCGAGCGTAGCGATAACACCGATTGGGTCAACACCGATCCCGCTCCGACCTGGCGGTACGCCTATGCAGCCCCCGCGAACATGTTGGCGCCACGGTATCTGGCCAGTTACTCCCGGTTCGACGTTGCGCTCCTCGGAACTTCCAACGCGATTATGACTGACGAGACCAACGCAATCCTGCACTATCTTGTCCGCCAAACCGATGTAACCCGCTGGGACGTAGGCTTGACTTCCGCAGTCGTTCATTCCCTTGCGGCGGCGCTGGCCCGCCCACTGAGTGGAAAAACCACCTTGGCGAAAGACCTGAAGGAACTCGCTACCGAAGTGATCCTCTTGGCCCGGACCGAGATGGCAAACGAGAGCGATGACAACTTCGAACAACTCGCTTCCTGGCACGAGGCCCGAGGGTATGAAACCCTACCCGTAACCACCCGCTTCGTCTGGCCCTACGCAATCCTTTCCGCGATAGGTGCGTAATGCCTATGTACCAAAAGCCTACCTACGCGTTCATCGCCGGGGAGCTGAGCGAAAGCTTCCTTGGCCGAACCGATCTCACGAAGTATGAACTCGGCGTTAAATTAGCGCGGAACTTCTTCGTAGATTACCATGGCGGGCTGTCCACCCGCGCAGGGACTGAACTGTGCGTTCCGATCGAGGATGATACCTACCCGACTAAGATGTTTCGGTTCCGCGCTACGGCAGGAGATTACGTCCTGCTGTTCGGGCACCTGTACTGCCGCCCGATCCGCGAGGGTGGGTATTTGCTCGAGGCCGCAAAAACCATCACTGACATTACGGATGATGTTGTAACCTCAGCCGCGCACGGGTACTCCTCCGGCGACTGGGTTTACATTTCCGGTGTCGTCGGCGCGACGGAGTTCAACGCCCGGTATTTCGAGATCACGGTTCTGGACGTGAACACGTTCCAGCTTCTCCTGCCCAACGGCGGAACAATCGACTTTAGTCTTTATAACCTTTACTCCTCCGGCGGGAGTGTTTCTCGCACCGTTCGCATCACCACTCCGTACCTTGGCACGGACCTTTCCGACCTGAGCGCGGAACAGAAATACGATGAAGTCGTGCTGACCAGTCTGGACTACGCGCGGCGGAAACTTACTTACGCTTCCGATACCTCCTGGGCCTTGGCGTTGATTACCTCAGGTAGTTCCGTTGCGGCGCCGACCGGCCTGACCCTGACCCCAAGTGCCGCAGCTTCCGCAGGTGTGGCCTTTGCCGTGACTGCTGTAGTGGATGGAAAGGAAACTGTCGCTTCCGACTACAAGACCACGGAACTAACCGTGAACTACACTGCCACCGCGGGGTCGTTGAAAGTAACCTGGGGCGCAGTTCCAGGCGCGACGGAGTACAATATCTACCGTTCCCTTGTCCTGCCCATCGGCGCGGACATTACCCTCGCGCAGGAACTTGGCTATCTCGGCCACAGCTTCGGGCCGCAGTTCACCGACAACAACATCACTCCGGATTTCACCAAAACCCCGCCGTTGTACTACGATCCCTTTGCGGACAGCACGATAACTGCAATTGAAATGACCGCGATCGGTAGTGGTTACGCCAAGAGCGGCGCGGTCGTGGTGACCGACCCGAACGGAACCGGCTTTGTCGGCTACCCAGTTATCAACGCGGCGGGGAATATCGTTTCAGTTGTGGTTGTGAACGGCGGGAGTGGGTACACCGCCCCGGTGGTTTCCTTCACTGGGGGCGGAACCCTGGCCACCGCCACCGCTACAGTGGGTGAAGCCACCGGCAATAACCCTCGCATCTACCGTACCTTCCAGCAGCGTGGAGTTTACGCTGGAACCAACAACCTTCCTATGACGATTTTCGCCTCCCGCCCTGGAGAAACGGAAAACATGGATGTGAGTTCCGTGATTACCGCCGGGGATAGCTATGAGTTCACCCTCGACGCCGCGGAAGTGAAACCGATCCGGCACATGCTTGCCCTGCGCTTTGGGCTTTTGGTGTTTACCGAGAACTCCATTTCTCTTCTCCGCGCCGAGGAGGGTAAAGCGGTGTCGGGGATCAACGCCCTGGCCGAACCCCAAGCCTACAAAGGGACTAACGGTTCCCCGCCCGTGGCGATCGACCTCGACGTGCTGTTCGCGCAGAACCAAAGCAGTTCCCTAAACGCCATGATGTACACCGAGTACACCAATACGTTCAAAATCCAAGACCTTTCAGTCCTATCCAATCACCTCATGGGCGAGGGGAAGGAAATAACCCGCATGGAGTGGGTTCCGGAACCGCACAAACTACTCTATTGCCTGCGGGAAGATGGCGCGTTGTTGACTCTGACCTACGAACGGGAACAAGAAGTGTTCGGTTGGGCGCAGCACTGGACCCGAGGGTTGTTCAAAGATTGCTGCGCTGTGAACGAGACCGCCGGGGATGTGCTTTACGTCACTGTCAAGCGGAAGATTAACGGCTCCTGGGTCCAGTTCGTAGAGCGGATCAAACCCCGCAATCAAACTATCACCGAGGACTTCTGGTGCGTTGACTGCGGGCTGGCCTCTACCCTCCTTTCCCCTGCCGCGGACCTTGAGGCTTCCGCTCACACCGGAACTGGCGTTACCATCTCGGCCTCCGCAAGTGTATTTTCCTCCGGGAACGTTGGGGATATTATCTACCTCGGCGGCGGGAAGGCCGAGGTGGTTGGTTACACTTCCGGCACAGTAATCATCGTTGACTTCCTCCGCGATATAACGCTTCTGGTCCCTGAGACCACGGATGTTCCGCAGATCGTTACCTCCGGGAACTGGGAAATCGCCACTCCGATCTCCACAGTCTCGGGCCTTTGGCACCTCGAAGGGGAGACTGTTTCCGTCCTCTCGGACGGCGATGCGTTCCTCGATCAAATAGTCACCAACGGGTCTGTCACCCTCGATGCCCCGGCTACGAAAATCAAAATCGGGCTGCCGTATAAATGCCAAGGGCAAACACTGCCCATCGTTCTCCGCGACATTCAGAGCGATGGTCGCCGGAAGAACGTCCTTGGACTCGCCGTTCGGCTACTTGACTCCCGTGGGCTTTCGTTCGGTAGCAGTTTCACCGATCTTACCGAAATGAAAGACCGCTCATCCGAAGATTGGGGTGAAGAACTGGCCCTCCGCACGGACTCCTCCTACGTAGTCGTGAATACCGCTTGGACGCCAGAGGGCGAGATATTCTTTGAGCAGAAATATCCCCTCCCCGGGACTGTTCTCGGGTTCGTTTACGACGTAGACCTGGGGGACGATTGATGGAAGTCCTTCGCACTGGGGCGCTTACTCCCGAGCAAACCACTGAGGTCCTCGCTAACATCCCGAGAGAAGATGCTAAGGACCTGCTCGCGCGCACTCACGAATACTTCATCGCCCAGGATGGGGAAACTGTTTTGGCCTACGGTGGATTGATTTCCTCTACCTTCCTTTCCCCAGAGGTCTATGTCTGGCTTATCGCAATCAACCGCCCAAGTTCTCGCCGGAAGATTATTTCCGCCCTCGGGCTGGCGCAGAATTACATATCCTCCCTCGGCCAACGGGTTTTCTGCGAGGTGTTCCCTACCGATCGCCGCGGGCGGCACTTTGCAGAGGTTTTAGGGTTCAAGAAAATCCTTGAACTCGACGACCGCAACGTTTTTGAATGGAGTAAATGACGATGCAGGCACTACCAATTATCTCCGCGGTCGTCACCGCAGCCTCCACGGTCATGGGGGCGATGTACCAAGGCCAGGTTGCGAAGAATAATGCAATCATCGCAGAGAACAACGCGGGCCGGGCGATCCAAGAAGCCTCTGTAGCGGCGCAAGAAGGCGACCAAGCTGCGGCTGCGGACATCGGCCAGATGATTTCGCAAGCCGGGGCGAGCGGCCTTACCCTCAACACAGGTTCCCAAGGGCTGAAGCGCAAGAGCGCGAGTGAACTTGCCGCGCGAGATCGGGGTTACACCGTTTACAAAGGCGCGACCGAAGCCGCAGGCTACCGCCAGCAAGCTGAGGATTTCCGGTCGGAAGCGAGTGCCGCGAAGTCCTCCGCGATCTTCGGCTTGATCGGAGGGGGCCTGGACATTGGGACTAGTTTGGTCAACCGCAAAACTACGGTGAACAACAACACCGCTCGTCGTATCACTGGGGGAGTTCAATAATGGCAATCGGTAGTGTTAAACTCGGCGGAACCCCGCAGCAGTATTCTTCCCCTCGCGTGAGCGAGAACGCCTTTGGGGCCGGGGTGGGCACCGCACTCAAAACCCTTGCGGGCGCGTTCGAGGACTACGATACCAGCTTAACCAATCTGGAAATCGCGCAGCAAGCGGAAGTCACGCGCCGCAACCGTTTCGACGCGAACCTTGCTGGCGTCCGCCTGAACGGGGAAATGAATCGGACCGTCGCGGACTTGACGAATAACGCGCCCGCGAACGGCGAGGGGCTGACCGAACAAACTGCGGCCAACCTCGCCGCTATGCGGGAACAATTCCTTTCCACCATCACGGACCCTAAAATCCGTGATGAAATGACATTGCAGACTGAGGGTTGGTACCAGTCCCACATTACGAATAGCTACCTGAACGAACACACTCTCCGTGTCGGGTATGACACCCAAGCGGTGACTGACCTCGTGCAAGAATTCGCGAGCATGGTGGGTCAAGGCGACGCCACCCCCGAGGACGCCATCGCTATGATGGAGCGGGCCATTGAACTGACCTCGCTTTCCGAAACTGAACGCAATGCTGCAACGACCGAGGGAAATGCAGTCATCCTCGGCTCAGCGTTCCAGGCCCAGGCCGAACGTACCCTGCGCTCCAACCTTCAGTTCAAGGATACACTGAACCGCTTCGTTGCCTCGGCGCCCCCGGACATTCAGGCAGAATTGAGTATCATTTCCGGGGAACGCTCTCCCGCAAATCAAGCCGACATCATCGGCCAGAACATGACCAAGCCCAAGTACGGGTTCACTGCGGAAGAACAAACCCAGTGGTTCAATGATGTCGCGCAGTTCGGTCCCGAGCGGGCCGGGGAGATGTGGGCAACTGCCTTTGACGCGGCGAATCCCAATGGGACTACCCGCCTCCGTGACTTCATCGCCCTACCGGGGCGGTCGCAACACCAGACAGGTTCCGCCGCCGACCTTGGCTTTGCGTCTGAGCGCGCCCGTGCCTGGGTTCATGCGAACGCCGCTGCCTTTGGCCTGCACTTCCCGGTTCCTGGCGAGAACTGGCACATTGAACTAGTCGGGGGCCGAGATGCTTCGGGCAACCTCCCCACGATCCCGGATGTCTGGAACAACCCACTTTACGCAAGTCTTTCCTACGACCAAAAGACCGCACTTGAGGGCCTCGCCGGGCAAACCGTAACGGCAGAACAAAACGCCATCCTCGGGCAGCAGAAGGCCCTGGCCGATCAACTGCGCGCCCAGATCGCGGCGGGCGATTTCTCCGTCACCGATAGTATCAACAACGCCATCCGCATGGGGCAAATTCCGGCGGATACTATCGACGAGTTCATCAACGCCAACCGGGACATGACCGAGCGGAAAACCGCTGCTACAACTTTCGGTAACTCAATCGCGAATGGTCTTGCGATCGCGAACACTCCGGAGAACCAAGAAGCGGCACTAGATTACTACCGCACTTCCGGCATCCTTGCGGGGATGCAGAACCTTGAGCCCAATGCCGCCGAAGCTTTCGCCCGTGACTCCGCTTCAACAGGCTTCATACCCGAGGACATGCTGGCTTCCATCCAAGCCATGATCGGGTCGTCTAACCCGCAGCAGCTTGAGTACGGCCTGAACCTGCTCAGCTCAATGGAAGCCAAGTCCCCTGTGTTCGCAGGAATGGTACCGAAGGAACTGGTTGCGGCGGAAGCGTTCTGGAGTACTGCCCGGCGCTATAATCCCGCCGGGACACCACAGGCTCTCACCCAGTACCAACAAATGGCGGACCCGAAGAACGCGGCGCTCCGGGAACAAGTCCGCACTGAAGCGGAGAAGGAACTCAAGTCCATCACTGACGGGGATATTGCCGACGCGTTCGATAACTGGGTTCCGTTCAACCAGCCGGGATTGCCCACGAACCCCAACGCCTATGCGTTGTTCAAGACCGACTTTAACACCCTGTACATCGAAGGCCGCGCGAGGGGGTTGAGTTCTTCCGCGGCCACTGAGGCGGCGACGAAAGCTATGAGCAAAAGCTGGGTGAACGAAACCATCGGCGGCAGCGGAACATTGATGCTGAATGGTCCTAGCGCCCCTGCGGCGGGCTACATCAACACCGCGACTGAGGGCGGTTTCCGTAGTTCCGAGGAAATCCATCAGGACATCGCGCGGTCGCAGGGCTGGGCGATGGACAAACCCTTCGACATAGTACCAGACAAACCAGTCAAAGGACAACCGATTTCCTTCACCATTTTTGCTGAGAATGATCGTGGGGAATATACTGTCGTCACTGGCCCGAACGGGAACGCCCTGCACTTCCAACCATCCGTCGATGAAGAAACTATCGCAAATCGAAACGTGATGACTGAAGCCTTGCACTTCGAGGTTGGTCTATCGGAAGCCACTAACCACCTGAAGGAACTCCAAAGCAGTCTTGCCGGGATGGAGAACTCTATCGCCCTTGGCTTCCCTGATCCGGGGATTGAAGCTGTACGAGAACAGATTGCGGAAACCGAGAAGTCTGTGAAGGTACTTGAAGGGCAGGTTACTGAAACCTCCCCGGCTAAACGGCTAGAAATCCTTCGGCAAACTATCCCAACCTGGCTCGGCAAGCATGGGCAAAACATGACGATTGAGGAAATCCTTGCAGACCCGAACCTTGGGGATTACTACCGCAATGAATTGGCTAAGGTTATGCCGGAGGTAACGCAATGAACTACGTTGAAGTAAATCCCCTTGCGGCGCAACCTATCGGCGGGCAGGGTCGGGCCGCACCGCAGATCGAAGGCAGTGTTCTCGGCGCCGCCTTCCGCCAAGAGAACGATATGCTGAACCTTGCCATGGCCGCAGCGAAACCGGTGTTCCAGATCGACACTGAGTTCGACATTCTCGGCGCTCTGCGAAATAGCCCGTATCAAGGGGAATACGGAGATAAACTACTCCGCGCGCAGTCGCAACCGGAGTTTGACTTCATTTCCCAAACCATTGACCAGGAGCTGCGGGATAAGCAACTATTCGCGCAGCACCCGGTTCAAGGGTTCATGTCCGCAGCGCTGGCGAGTATCATTTCCCCTACTTCCCTGATCCCGCTGGTCGGCCCCGCCAGGGGGTTAAAGGGTCTTGGCCAGTCCTTTGCGCTCGCGGGTGCCGCGGTAACTGCGCAGGAAGCCTTGTTGTTCAACCTGCAGGAAACTCGTACGCCGCTCGAGGCCGGGGTGAGCATCGCGGCAGGCACCGTTCTCGGCGGGATACTCGGCGGATTGGGCCGGCAGTTAGCGCCGGAAACCATGCAACGTATGGCCTCGGATATGGCTGATACGCGGGGCATAGCAACCATATCCATAACTGACCCCATTACCGGCGCGACGAAAGAGGTCAACTTCGCCACAGTTAAGAAAGTAGAACTGTCGGAGTTCAATCCCGAAACCGCAACGATCGGGCAGCGGATCACCGCCTATACCGCGGACGATACTCCAGTCGAGGCCACGATCACGCGGATTTCTAACAACGAGGTTGTGGTTGCGAAAGAGGACGGGACTACAGTTAAATTGGATGAAGGGGAATTGTCCTCCGCTCCACGTGATCCCGAGAACTCCAGCCCCTTGCTTCGGGACGAATTCCGCACAGTGGATGATATCATCGCGGAAATCCACGGGGAGGAACTGCCCTTCGATCGGCAGCCTTTCACAGTCGTCCGTGCCGCGGACCGGAACAATACCCTGATGCCGGGAACGGGATACCGCGTGGCTGAGTTCCCGAACGGAGTCAAAGTAGCCTTTGTGAAAGCCGATGGCGGATACACTATCGGGCTGCTGAACGAACAGGGAGCGCTGCGGAATATCGTAACTGGAGACACCGGGACTGGCGCCAAGACCGTTGGGGAACTGAAAGAGAAGTTTGAGTCTGGTCAACTGGACGCGAAGGTTGAGGAACTCAAGCGGTCGGCGGACGAGGCCGAGGGAATTGCAGTTTCGCCGAAGGTGGAAAATCCCTTCGGTAGCACCGCCGGGGCGAAGTCCCTAGCGCAGCCTGTGCCGGGAAAACTATTCCACCACGATAGGTTCACGGGGAAGATAGTTGATTACCTCGCGACGTGGAACCCCTTAACCCGGCTGAAGAATAGTAACTTCAAAGCCGCACGGAAACTGGGGAACATGGCGGCGAGTTCCGGTACTCGTTCCGCTGGCGCGACCGAGGGCGTTGCCTCGAACACCGGCGGCTTCCTCCAAGCGAGGGTTAAGGTTCACGTTGCCATGACCGCGCAGAAACTGGAAGTCGATCTGGCCGCAGCGTACTACAGTTACATCAAGGGCGGCGCAAAGCTACCGAATGAACTTCGTATGCCGTTTATGTTTGACATGAAGAATACACTATTCAGCCCCGTGAACGGGAAGATGCACCCGGATGAGTTTCGGACTGCAGTGACGGACGCCTACGCCACTGGGGTTGAACACGCTGTCCCCGAGGTGAATGAAGGGGCTAAAGCGGTTCAGAAACGGATTGATTACTTCCGCGCCGAGATCGAACGGGCGCAGGAATATCGTTCCGCCCTGTCGGGGGAAGAAGAAATCTTCGTGAACCTGGACGCGGCTTTAGGCGAGGGGCTGAAGAACTTCTTCCACCAGGTCTACAATACCGCTGTGATTTCCAAAGATCGCAGTGGGTTCACGAATGATTTTGTCCCACACTTTGTTGAGCGGAAACAAGCGCAGTTCAACGATGCGTACGATGAGTTCAACGCTGGGCGGGAGGGTGCCCAACGGTATCAGGATTTGTTGGAACTTCCACAGGATCAACTGAACGGCGCCTACGCCCGCGCCGAGAATGCGCTTAAGTCCCTCGAGGCCGAAGCCGAGTACGTGGATGGGAAGAACTACCTCGCGGCCCTGCGGAAAGGCCTACGCGACCAAGGGGTTTCGGACAAGGAAGTAGCGAAGCAGTCCCGTGCCGCGGAAAAAGCCCTGCCGAAGGGGTATAAGGATATTGTCCAGCAGGTCAAGGTGGCGAAGCAAGAGAAGAAACTACTCGAGCGGATCGGCGCGCAACTAGACGAAAAGCAAGCGAAACTTATCGACGAGATTAATGATCTCGAGGACGCGCAGGTTGATCTGTTCACGCGGGAAGCCCAGGCCGCAGTGAAGCTGGACGCCAAGCTGAAAAAACTCGGGGATGAACCGCATGATGCTGAAGTCAATTCCCTTTGGGCCAAGTTCACTAACGCGGTTCGGTTGAGCGCTGCAGCCCGGCGCCGGTTGGCAGACAAGGAACTCCTCGCGGACCCGGCGAAATTCGACACTGCAGTTGATAAACTGAACAATGTCGAGGAGCGCACGGCGGCGTTGTTCAAGCGACTGGAGAAAGCGGAAAGTTTCGATCCCGCAGAGGCGCGATTGGTCCTGCAGGAGGCCGCGGCGATACGTCAGGTTCGTGCGGCGGACTTGAACGCGAAGAAGGCTGTCCGGGCGGCGAAGCTTGAGGCGGAACTGAAAAAGCTTGACACTGACGAAAACCGACTGTGGAAGCAGCGGGAACTGAAGAAGTCCATCGACGATGCTCAAAAAGCGGAAGATGCGTTTGAAGAACACTGGCACTCTCGCGGCGGCGAAGGCAGTATCACTGACGGAAACGTAAGCTTCCTTCGTTCCGCTACGGATGAAGTTAACGCACTGTACCACAACCTTGTCGGCAGTCATGCACGGATCGGGGGATTGGACTTACTCGGGGATGTACGAGGCGCGGAGAAAACTCGTTCCCTTCTATTCATCCCGTATGAGACGAAGAAGAAATGGCTAGTTCGGGACGCGGCGCATGTGATGCAGGTTTACGCCCACCACATTGCCCCGGACCTGGAATTATGGCGGGCCACAGGGGACGTGAACGGGAAAAGTATCATCGCAGAAATTACTGAGGAAAACAATATCCTAGCGGAGCGGTTGAGGAACTCCACCCATACGCTGAACGGAGAGCCGGTTAACCTTGCTGGCGTGGACCCGAAGGACCATGGAAAGCTGAAGGAGATCACCCCGAAGCAGCGGACGAAGATGGAACTTAAACTGCAGAATGAACTGAACGCCGCGACCGAGGATGCGAAGGTTATCATTGAGCGGCTCCGGCTGCAGCACGGGAAACCCCAAAACCCTGACTCGATCTTCTACCGGGCCGGTAGGACCGTGAAGGATGCGAACGTTAGTTTGTACATGGGCGGCGCTGCGATTGCGAACATCGGAGACCTTGGCGCCACGGTGGCCCACTTCGGCCTAGGGAAGATGTTGAAAGGCGGAATGCAGCGGATCATGCTTGACGCCAAAGCGAATAAAATGCTACGGCACGAGGCGTTCGCTTCCCACATCGGGCTGCAGACATTGCTCCACGGAAACCGCTCGCAGTTGTTTGGGCTTTCATCCGAACTGGAATTGCGGAAAAGTATCCTCGAGCGGGGGACACATGAAATCGCCAAGCGAATGTCTGTGGTTAACCTTCTCTCGCAGGTGACTGACGCCACGGAAATGATAACTTCCGTTGCGGCGTACACGGATATTTCCAAAGCACTGCAGGCGATTTCCATCGGTGCAGGGCATAAGGATTATGCGTGGGGCCGGACCCTCCTCGCGCGCAATGGGGTGGACGAGGACATGGCTCGTCGCATGTGGGCGCAGTACCAAATCCCGGATGGAAGCACGAAACTCCAGGATGACTTCCTCCTCCCCAACGGGGAGGCTTGGCAGGACGGAGACGCTGCCCTTGCGGTACGCGCCCTCATGCACACTATGGTGGACAACGCAGTGTTCAACGGAGGGCTAGACGTTCCCACTTGGACCACCGGGACTATGCTCGGGAAAATGCTTGGGCAGTTCAAGTCGTATCAATTCATGGCAGTTAACCGGATGTTGATCCACGGACTGCAGGAACAAGATATGGCTTTTATGTCGGGCACAATGGTTTCCCTTGCCTTGGGCGCACTAGCCTATTATACTTATGCTGTGGCCGCTGGTGGTGCAGTGCAGGAGAAGATGGAAAACGCAACCCCACTCCAATGGACCTACGAGGCCATGAACAGGTCGTTTTTGTTCACGGCGTCGGGAGACATTCAGCGGATCGGGGAGTCCATTCCTGCGCTGAATGACATGTGGTTCTTCGGCGGAGGGGAAGGGAGAAGTTCCCGCGCGGCAAGTTCCCTGTGGGGTGCTGTGGGTGGCCCGAGTTATTCCACCATTTCCCGCGTGTTCGAGGTAGTGCAGGGGATGAACGAACCTACCGCCTCGACCGCGCATAAGGCCCGACAACTGGTTGCGTATAACCAAGTGTTCTATATGCGCAGGATCGCAGACATGATGGAAAACGCTGCCGTGGACATCATCGGCCTACCGGAACGGAGAAACTAATGGCTATTACAAACACCACTCGGGTAGTCCGGTACATCGGAAACGAAAGCACTACGGCTTTCCCGTATGCGTTTCTTATCCCGGACGCGGACTCGGTAATCGTTTCACTCGTTACCTTGGCGACAAGTGAGGCTACTGTCCTCGACGGAGCTGATTTCACAATCACGGGGATCGGTGATCCTGCGGGCGGGACGGTAACGTATCCCTTGGCTGGGAGTCCAATTGCAAGCACCGTTCAGTTGGTGATTGAACGGTCAGTTCCTATTACTCAGACTGTGGTCATTACCAACCAAACCCGATACTTCGCTGATGTTGTCATGGAAGTCTGGGATCGGCTTACCATGATGGTTCAGGAGCTTCGGGAGGAGTCAGGAAGAACCCTTCGCCTGCGGGTGGGGGAAACCCTTAGTACGATCCCGGACCCAGAGGCCGGAAAGGTACTCCTTGTAAATGACGCGGGAACTGGACTGTTTTGGGGGCCGACAGCAGCGGAAATTGCTGCCGCGCAAGCCAATGCTGATGCAGCTATCGCAAGTGCTTCGGCGGCGTCCGCCAGCGCCGCCGCCGCTCTGGCCGCCGAAAACAGCCTGCTTGAGAACCAAGGGGCATGGGTCGGCCCAGGCACGGCGTATGCCCTGAGTGATCTTGTGCAGCCTGGTGATGGTTCGACCTATGTTTGTGTCGTGGCGCACACGTCCACTGGCACGTTCAACGATGATTACGGCGCTGGCTATTGGGCAGTTTTTGCGGCCAAGGGTAGCCCTGGCGCGGGCACCAGCGACATGCTGGCCGCGAACAACCTGAGTGAGTTGACAAGCCTATCTGCCGCCAGAGCCAACCTCGGACTTGGCACCGCTGCCGTTGTGGACGTGATCGATGAGGACAGTTTTGCCACTGACAGCGCCACGCGGCCACCGTCGCAGCAGAGCGTGAAGGCTTATGTTGCGGCGAGCGTCCCTGCATCCCCCGTCAAGGCGTGGGTCAATTTCAACGGCACCGGGACTGTTGCGATCCGCAAAAGTTTTAATGTTTCCAGCATTACCGATCTGGGCGTTGGCTATTACCGCGTCAATGTGACGAACAATATGGCGTCTGCCGATTATGTTATTTTCACAAACGGCGCTGGCATCGACGTGAATAAAAACACAAATATAGCTAGCAGCACGACGACTGGCCCGGCTTACGATAAAACCGTGACGGGGTGTCGTATCCACACTGGCACGTCATCGGCGGGGAACCTGCAAGACTACGAAGAAGTGCACGTTATGTTGGTGGAGTAATGAACATGCTGAATAAACGGATAATCTACCAGAACGACGAAGGCGGGGTCGCAATTATTGTCCCGGTCGAGTGCGGCCTGACGATTGAAGAAATCGCAGCCAAGGACGTGCCGACAGGCGCTTCGTATAAGATTGTTGACGTGGCCGATATTCCGACCGACCGATCTGCACGTAATTCATGGACGGTTGACGAAGCGGATTTAACCGATGGGGTGGGCGCATGATTATCAAGGTTCCGCAGCCAGACCCCGCCGAGGCCCTCGCCGCATGGCGCGCTACCGCGACCATCAGCTTCCCGCAATTGCTGATCGGCCTTGTGACTGAGGGCTGGATCACCGAGGCGGAAGGGCTGGCGTGGAACGCGAAGGTGCTTCCCGCTGCCGTTACGGCGGTAATCGCTACACTACCGCAGGGGATGCAATTCGCGGCCACAACGCGCGCGCTCAACCCCTCGATCGTAGAACGCAGCAACCCGCTGGTTTCGGCAATCGGTGCGGCTGCTTCAAAAACCGAGGCAGATTTGGATGCCTTCTTTCAGACGTATAGCGAGGTCTGACCTATGAAACTAGGGCTATCCCTTGGGCTTGCGGGCCAGCGGCGGCATGGCTCGTCAATCCCCCTGCCCGTGTTCACGGTGGGGCCGACCATCAGCGGCAATCCGAACCCCGGCGAAACGCTGACTTGCGCGGTTACGGCCACAGGAACCGGGACAGTTTCATATGCCTACGACTGGCGGAAAGGCGGTGTCACCTTGGGCGCAGCAAATCAGGCCACCTATACCGTGCAGATCACGGATGACGGCACGACAATCACCTGCCGCGTGACGGCAACGGATGACAACGGCACCCGCTCGGCCACATCGAACAGCCTGCCGATCACCTATCCGCAGCCCGTCATATCCGCGCAGCCGACCATGACGCCTTCCAGCGTTGCGCCTGCTGGCGAGATCACGCTTGATCTTGGCACCGCGTCGGACAGCACTGGCGTGATTGACTATTTCACACTTGATGGCTCGGACGTGAGCGGCGATCTGGTGGGGCTGGTTTACACAGGCTCGACAGAAGGCGTGCTGGCGCTTCGGGTGGCCTATACCAACTCGGGCGGCACAACCTACTCCAACGTGATTTCTGGCGCGGTCAACACGCTGCCAGAGATTTCCGCCTTTTCGGCCACGACTGACACGATTAGCTTCACAGCGTCGGAGCCGTGTGACGTTTATTACCTCGTAAACTCAACTGAGGTGACAGGAGCCACAACGGTCATTGCAGGCGGTGGCGAGGCAAGCGGATCGTACCCAGTTGACGAGGGCGCGAACTCCACGCCGATTGATTTCAGCGCGATTGGCAACGGCGACTATTGGCTGCACGTGGTGCTGGTGGACGGCCTCAGCGGCGTTAGCGCAGTGACAACCTCGGCCTTTATCGTGGCGTCTGAACCTGCGCAATTTGCGGGTGGGGCTTGGTCGGTGGCTGACGCGGGCACCAGCGGCGACATTACTATCACAATCACGACCCTGCCGGATGATGGCAACTCGGCAATCACTGATCTGGAATATCAGATCGACGCGGGGTCTTGGGTCAGCATGGCAGGCACCACAACGGGCGCTTATGCGGTCGCTGGCCTGACCGATGATGTGGAAGTTGACGTGGCTATCCGCGCGGTCAACGCGATTGGCAACGGCACGGCCAGCACGACAAAAGCGGTAACACCTACGGCGAGCGCACCGGCTGGCGCGGTAGGTTATATCGGCGCGGTCACATATAACGCCATCGGCAGCACGAGTGCCGATACTAGATCTCTTACGGCACTGACCGGCGGAAGCGCCAGCGCCCCGGTTGAGGGCGATATGGTTATAGTATCAGTCGCAGTTGGGACCAGCACGGGGAGTGGCCAAACGACATGGGCTGGCCCGTCCGGCTATACACCATTGCTAGGTTCTGGCGGCATCCTGAGCAACAGCAACCAACGATTTGCAATCTTATGGGTCGGCTATAAAATAATGGGGGCTACCCCTGACACAACCGTTGACATACCCGGGTCACAACACAGCAGCGACGGTAAGGCGGAATATATTTCTGTATGGAGTGGCGTTGATGCCTCTACAATAGCCGCCTCGGTCGCGTCTGTGCTGAATACGTATACAGCAATTGCCGATCCGCCCTCGGTTACGCCTACGATTTCTGGCTCATACGTTCTGGCGGTAGGCGGTGGCGGCGTTGATGGGGGAGATTATACTTCATCCGATCTGTCAGACTTCCGCGCAGACTTTGCGAACGACAGTAATGATGCCACTATAGGCGGCGGTTATATCGCTTGGACTAGCGGAGCCGTTGATCCAGCGGCATTCGGATTTACTGGAAGCGACAACTCATTCAAGGGTGCTGCCGCAATGTCCCTCGTGTTGGAGCCTGCATAATGACTAAAAAGATCAAAATTGGCGGCGCGCAAGCCAATGGGACGACAATAACTGTCAGAGTGCAGATCGGCAGTGAAATACCCGTTGGATTCTCTAATGTCGTTTTCGAGCAGATAAGCGCGAACCAAGCTAAGGTCGATTTTGATTACTTCGGACCGGCCTGCACCATCTATAGTCGTCCTAAGAGCGGCTATGCGTCGGATGGAAAAGACGTGCTTGGTGGCTTCCCGCAAAGCATATCCCACTATCCAGAGGGGAACCTACCAGTCCACCATACGATGTATTCTTGGACAACGCTTGTAGAGGGCGTGGTTTATGTTGACATGCTTTATTCTGACGATGGGGTGACACTCATACCTGCAGGCAATGACGTGGTGCTATCCAACACTATCACAATGTCTGGCGCGGTGGCGGCGGCTCCGACTGCGATCTATCCGTCAACCATCGAGGTGGTGCAGGGCACAGTCTCTGGCACGGTCATTGCCACGCTTTCCAGCAACGTCGCGGGGGCGGTATTCTCGGAAGGCACGCCCGACCAGACGCTTGTGAGTGTAGGCGATGATGGCAAAGTCACGCTGCTATCGGACGCCTCGTCAACGGGCGACTATGTAATCAAGGCAATCGCTACGACACCGGGCGGGGCCTACAACCAGAACGTTACCGCAACGGTTGTGGCCGAGGTTACGGGCGGCACGGCGTCGGTGAACGGCCCGACTGAGCTTGCGGCGGCGCTGTCCTCGGCAGTGAGCGGAGATACGCTGACACTGGCGAGTGGAAACTACGGCGCGTTGAGCCTGACTAAGACCTTCACCAACTATGTCACGATTGAGGCAGCAAACCCCGCTGCGCCCCCAGTGTTCACCAGCTTTGTGCTGACAAACTGCGCATATATCAAGGTCGATGGCGTGCATGTTAGCGGCACAAGCGACGGCGGATCAGGCGGCAGGTTCATGCACGTCAATGGCGGAAACCATATCCAAATTCTAAACTGCGAAATCAACGGATCGGTTAACGGCAGCTATGAGGGCGCGCACGCATTTCAAATACAAAACAACCCATCCTTTGTGACGTTTTCTGGAAACTATGTCCACGATGCGCTGAATGGAATTGTTGTATTCGGATGCACCAATTTCGTCTGTAGTGAAAATGTTGTTGACTATATTGGTGCGGACTTTTTTAAGCTCGCGGGCGTCAACACTGGGCTATTCGAGAATAACACTGGCGGAGGTCATCTTTTCCCGAACGCAACCGCACATGCCGATTTCATGCAGTTTCAGAGTACTTCATCTGACATCATAATCCGTGGCAATGTCTATCTAGCGCAGAACAACGAACGCGCGCAAGGCATCTTCTTGAAGGACGGGACCTATACTAACGTCCTGATCGAGAACAATATAATAATATCCGGAAAGGCAAACGCGCTGTTTGTCAACCCACCCGCGTCGGGTGTGACGATCCGGTATAACACCGCTCTTAATACTGTTGGCCTTGGCCATAACAATGCAAGTGCTTCTGCGCCATCTGGGAGCACCGTAGAAAATAACATCGTTTCCAACACGGTTGGCAGTTTGAGCGGAACAAACGTAGTCGCTCAATATCTTGCCGGGGCTGGACAGCCGTATTATTACGCATCTCTTTACGCGGATGTTGTTAAAGACCTCGGTGTGACGATTGCTGATCTGGCACCAGTTCCTGGCAGCCTTGCCGAAACTAAGGGCGCATATGCCCGCATCGCGGAGTTACTGGCATGAGTGCTCGACCGGCAATTGAAAACAGCGACCGTGGCATCACGTTAAACAAATCATTGGCGTGGACCATCTTGGTTGCTTTGGTGTCGCTCGTTTGGTGGGGCGGTGCCACGATTACAAACCTGCAAGGCACGACAATGGACATCCGGCGACTGATCGACGCAGAGAAACTTGCGGCGGACGGCCGAGAAACGCGCATCAGAAACCTTGAAATGGCTACATCAAGCGACCGTTCAACTTTGGCATCAGTGCAGCGTGATGTGGCGCGGCTGCTGACGGGGCAAGAGGAAACCAACCGCCTGCTGAGGGACGCGATTATCGCTGCCGGTTCGCGCTGATCTGGAAAGGACACGAAAATGAAACTGATCCACAACTGGAAAGCCGTCGCCCTGCACTCGCACTCGATGTGGGCTTTTTACCTGTCACTGATCGCGCTGCTCACGCCTGATGTGGTGTTCTATGTCTGGGGCGTGGACACCAACCCGCGCCTGTGGTTCGTCCTCGGTGTCGGCCTGCTGATCTACGGCATCGCGGGGCGGCTCAAAGATCAGGGGCTACCCAAATGACCGGCTGGCTGCAAGGGCTGCTGGCATCGTTCCTCGTTGTCGCTACGCCCGCTCCTGAGCCTGTGCTGGTCGGTCCTGCTTCGGGCAACGCCTACCTCAGCGAGGCTGCGGTGATCGACGTGCTGACGCCGCTGGTGCTGAAATGGGAAGGCACCAAGACCGAAGCCTACCTCGACATTGTGGGCGTGCCGACAATCTGCACCGGGCATATCGAGGGTGTGTATCTTGGCATGGTCAAGACAGCGGCTGAGTGCGAAGAAATGCTGCGCGTAGACCTGCTGGCGTACCACCGCGCGCTGCTGCCCGCCTTCACTCCAGACACGCGGGCCACGCGCCTGCACGCCAAGCGCCATGCGGCCTTTGACGACCTCGCCTATAACGTGGGCATCTCGGGCACTGCCAAGAGCACCGCCATGCGGCGGCTGAATGCTGGCGAGGTGCGTGGTGCATGCGAGGCCATTGGGTGGTTCAACAAGGCTGGGGGCCGAGTCATCCGGGGCCTCATAAACAGGCGCTCAGATGATACGGCGCTTTGCTTGGAGGGGCTGTAATGCTCTGGCTTGTGATCGCCTCAATCCTAGCGATGCCGGTGCTGTATTCGGTGATCTGGCTGGCGCTCGCAGCGTGGGCGCTTTTGGCGGGCGGGGTGCAGATGTGAGCAACAATATCGTTTCGTTTAAGGGCACTCCGTTGCCTGGACAGATGGACCAAGAGCTTATCGAAACCATCGAGGGCCTACTGGCGAGGGCAAAGGATGGGAGTTTGCTTGGGATCGCATATGTCGCCATTCGGACCGACAACGTTATGGGGACAGGATGGGATGGTGCTCCGGGGACTAGAGCGCGTATAGCGGAGGGCATAATGGTCCTCAGTCACAGATACGCCCAGTCTGTTGTGGATGAAGGCGAGTGACCGCGCTGCTGAAATACTGGAAACTGTTCGCCGTCGCTGGGGCGCTGGCTGGCGCTGCCTACGGCGGCTGGTGGGTGCGTGACGCGCAGGCGACGAAGGAACTGGCACAATCCCAAACAGAAATCCTAATCGCCATCACTGACCAACGTTTGGCGGAACGAGAACTCCGCGCAGCGGAAGACGCCGCACGATTGCTTTCCCGGGAACTGGAGGACCAAGCCAATGCGCAACCTGCTACTGGGATTTGCTTGCCTATTGAGCGCGTCTTGCGGCTCAACCTCCGTTGAGGTTAAACCCCCGCCTTGCAATCCACCAGTTACGCTGCCCAAGATGGCGCTGGACGACCGGCAGGTTGAAATATACTGGGGCCGGGATCGTGACGCGCTGAGGGTTTGCGGCGCAAGAGTGGCTGCGTTATGAGTCGCCGGAGGAGAAATATCTACCGGCGCGCTCGCGTTTGGTGGTGGTGGTTCAGGTGATTAATCGTTTTTCGGCAGGGGCTTGAACGCCCGGCCTACACCGGAAAGCATTACGGCTTTTAATCTGTTCGCCCGCAACATCATCTCAACCATCCGCTCGACGCTGTGCGATGGCACTCGTTCCTGAAGGAATTGGAATACCATAAACTCCGGGATCGGTTGTTGCTTTTGCGCGTAGCGCTGGAAACAGAAGTACCAGCAATCCTCGATTACCTTGGAGTCGCCGCCGGAGTTCATTGATTTGAATATGTCCGGCATGAAGGTCTCGGCCTCAAGAAGCCAACCAAGGGCCTCGGTGTAGTGCTCGAGGGTGATTACTAAGTCCTCAGCGGAAGAAGCACAACTGACCATGCAGAGTTTCAATAGATGCAGGGTGCGGCGGACGCTGTAGTTCACAAGTTTCGGGTGGCCGGGGACTGGGGTGCGGCCAGTCATGTGCCAGGTGTTGATCGCTTCTGCGGCCTCGGGGGTGAACTTCATCTGCCCGTACATGTTGCCGATGACGCGGAGGTCTTTGCGCAGGTTTTTCCAAAGATCATCTGATCCCGTGGCGACGGTGAACAACGGGCGGAGCATGATGTCGCCGGAATAGATTAGAAAGCAGCGGGATAGAAAGCCCTGATCGAACGCGCCTACGGGAAGGAAGTCGTGCAGGTGGCCGGGGGTGGTCGCCGCGAGAAGATTAAACTGCGGGCGGGGAATATCCATTGGGTTGTCTTTGGTAGCGCGACGGCGCTCGGCGTAGCGTGAACCATCGTACAGGTCGGTGAGGGTGGACATGAACTCCCCCTCATACGCGGGGAGGAGGACGCCCAGTTCGTTGGATAGAATTTTCAGGGAGTTGAAGGTGATCGTCGCTGGGGTTTCTTTCGGGCGGATGATGGTGCGGACTGCGGCGTTAAGTTCATCCATCAACGCTGCTTTGGTTATGTTGCTGGACGCGACGTAGTGGTCGGGAAGGTCGCGCCAAAGTTCCTCGACCTTTACGGTTAGGACGGACTTGCCTACTCCCGGTGGGCCGATTAGGATCGTGTAAAGATTGGGGTAAAGCAGGGCGTTCTGGGACTTGACCCAGACCCTGCGTTCAAGCGCCCCGGCGACCGCAGCGATAGCTACCCATTTCCGGTAAAGCTCCGGGGAGGGGAGGTATTCGGTGTAGTCGAAAAAGGACTCGATCCAGTTGTTTAGGAGCCTCATAGATAGCTCCTGATTGAAACCCTGCGTTGCGGGATGACTCGGGCCGGAGGTGTACGGGACTCTGCCCCACGCCATTTGGCCAGACCGAGGGGGTTGGCGGCGTCTTTATCCCCCCAGTTCCAGCCGGTTTTGGCCTCGACGGGAATGTAAAACTCCCGGTCGCCCGCAAGGGTTAGCTTAGCTTTCAATAGTTCCAGCGCGAGGGGAACAAGTTCATTCACTTGGTTCTGGTCGATCTGGAATAGGATTGAGTCGTGGACCTGGACAAGAAGTTCAAACCTCGGGTCGTGCCATAGGCGCAGGATGCCCTCGTTGATTGCGTCCCCGGTCATACCCTGGGGGCAGTAGGCGATTGCCGCGTTGATGACTGGTTGATCGGTGAGACGTCCGAAGAAATATCTCCGGCGCCCGAATAGGTGGGTGAGGGAACCAGTGGTTTGGAGTAACCGGACAGTTTCTTCCTGCCATTTCTTCACGCAAGGGAAACCGGAAAAGTACTTGCGTTGGAACTCAGCGATCTGTTCGGTGGGAACCTTTGTGTGCCCTGCCATGGTTTTGGGTTGGCCCATGTAGTTACT